GCCGCTTCGATGTCACCTTGGCAAGCAATGATTGCTTCTCTGGCAATCTCGCGTGCTAGTCGCTTGTGGCGTCGCCTAAGCATTACTTCGCGACCTGTTCAGATGATCGCAGGGACTCACCGAAAATCCATGATCCGATGGTCACGGAAATAGCGATGATTTGCTCATCACTCAACCCTGCCAAGAATGGGATATTGTCGCGAATAATGACAACCGCAACCCCACCCGCCGCAACCCAGAAACGACGGGAATTGAAAAAGCTTTGTAACTTAGACATCGTGGCCCCCAATGTCAGATTTAGCGAAACCTATTGGGGTAACGATAGCAGTCTTGCTCATTGCAGACTTATGTAATCATGCGTCCTGTCCGCTTTTGTCCGCTTCTGTCCGCGAGAAGTTTTCGCCCTCCAAATCTTGATACCGCCAATAGCACTTTCGATTGATTTGCTTTACTGGCTTTGGCATATGCCCAGCCTTCTTCCACCTGCGGATTGTTCGCTCAGAAACGTCAAACAGAATCGCTACCTGTTTCGCGTCAACCAACTTTGCCTGCTCTGCCATTGCCTCATGCCCTCATCGTTTTCGGCTCATCGCCACACCCCGCCAAACCTCCGTTTTTGGCTCTAGAAATCGTTTGGATAGGCTGACGCCTAAAATCCCGTAGTTGCATCGCTGCGCAATCCTGGCGTGATGCCTGACGCCCTGCCGCCCTAGTACCGCTCAATCGCTATCTCAGTCCTGGGTTGCGTTCCCGGCTCGCAGTAATACTTCGCCGCGTGCAGCCGAAAGACGCGACCGTCATCGGGATAGACGATGCCGTTGAGTGCGTCGAGGATAGCCTTGCACACGTTGTCCAGATCCTCGCGTGTAGTCTTGAACAGACTCGAACCTTTGAGCGATTTCGGCTTTTGATAGAACAGATCAATACTCAGTTCGATTGGCCCGTCTATCGGCTCCCTGCATTGCTGCTTGGCTAGCAACGCTATCGCCTGCTTGTACGATTGCACTGGATGGTCTGCTGGCGTGTAGTTGACCACGTATGGTTGCTTGTTCGCCTTGTACGCGATTCGGTGACGCTGGCGCGGTTGTGCGATTGGCTCGCCGGGGATGGTTAGTTGGATCATGCTGCGTTTGCCTCCCTGTCTACTTTTGCTATCATGCTATACCCTTAAAATCATCTGCGTATTCTGATTCAATACTAGGCAAGAATTCATACTTTGGACCAACGTAATCGAGCGATATTTTTCCGACTCTTACGTTACGCCCCTTCGCCACAATCAGTGTTGCTTTAGGCGACGATCGGCTTTCCCTGTGAAGCAATAAAACAACGTCTGCATCTTGCTCTAGGGATCCGCTGTTTCTCAACTGTGCCAAAGTCGGCAGCTTGATCGACTGCTCCTTTTCTGATTCACGGTTAAGTTGAGACAGCAAAAGGATCGGTGTTTTTTCCTCCCTAGCTACTTGCTTCAGTCGCTTCGATGCTTGTTCGATAATCTCTCGCTCTGACTGCCCGTCGCGGCCGGAAATCAATCCAACGTAGTCAACCACGACTAACCCCAAGCGTTCCTTCAAAGCATGCTGGCGAATCATTCGCACTAGCTTCTGCAGCGTCACTGATGACTTATCCTCGACGTGTAGCGGGATACTTTTGTAGGCCTCTGCCAGCCCCGCGACATGCTGCGATTGGTCTTTAGTGAGCTCGCCACCAAGCATTGCCGTCATGGGATAACCCGTTTCGTGTGCCACGCATCTTGCGGCCGTCTCGATTGATGACATTTCCAGGGATACAAACAACGCCTTGACGCCCTGCTTAGCCACTGAAACAGCAATCTGAGCCGCCAACGCTGACTTGCCTACGCTCGGACGCGCAGCCAAGATAATCAACTGGCCGTCTCGCAGTCCACCAATCGAATAATCCAGCTTTGGGATCCCCGTTTCGACCGATCGAATTGGTTCACCCTTATCACTCGACATGGTAGCCACGTCCTGAATCAGACTTGCAATGTGTGTTTTTTCGTTCTCAGTCTTAGCAACGTCTACCCTTGTGAGCTCGGCCGACAGCCAATCAATGAGCTCGTTTGGCTTGTCGGCCGACTCTAGCTTGCCATGGAATCGCGTCACTAGGCTTCGCAACGCTTGCACCGTGGCGACGTTTCGAAGCGTTTCGACGTAGTAGCCTGGGATTGGCTGGAACGAACTAAACAGACTGGCTAACCTGCTGACTGGAACACCGGCCGTCCGCAGCTTTAACCCAACAAGCTTAACATCGCCCATTGGAGCTCCTTCGGAACGCATCTGGCAAAGAACTTTCCAGACCGTTCCGAGCTCAGTGTCAGTAAACGCATATCGAACCATGTCGAGCTCGTACCGATCGATTACGGTTGGATCCGCTAAAGCGATGCCGCATAGACCAGTTTCGCATTGGGAAATAATCTCAGGAGTCATTGGCAGTCCTCATATTCTTCGTACTCATCGAGCCCGCTGTCGGCTGTAACGATTTCGCTCTTGTATCCACCACGGTTGAGCCATGTCGCTGGGTGTGGGATGAATCGCTTTTCTCTTTGTGCGAGCTCTGGGCATCTATCCCTAGTCGCTTTGATAAGCCAGTTAACTGCGTCACGCACCTCACCACCCTGTTTCTGCAAAATGGTCTTGATGACTTTTTTGAACGCTTTTTCGGCCGCGTCTGGTTCAACCTTTTTAGGGTACTCCTTGTACCAGAGCTCAAAATCAGACTCCCTCACAACAGGCTTTTGCCTGTTAGTGTTATTTTCTTCTGTCTCTGTCTCTGTCTCTGTCTCTGTCTCTGCTTGGGCTAACCCCGGCTTACCGTGGCTAACCTCGGCTAACAAATGTTTACCATTGTTTACATTGTTTACAGATTGTTTACGACCCTCTCTGTACTCCTTCATGTACTCCCGCATGTACTCCCGCCTTTCCTCTTCGCTGCGTCGAGCTCTATACTCTTCGTAGTTAAGCAAAAGGAATCCACCTGGAGCTTCGATAACCCTACGGCCTTCGTTGCCTGGGTTTTTGCTGTACGGATCAGGAGCTTTCAAAACTTCCAGCGCCGATAGAGTTTCATCGATTGTAAGGTTTGCAACCCTAGCTAGCCCTGGTATTGATGCTTCGATAAAACCAACTGAGTTCGCCTTGGCAAGCATGGTGACAAATAGCAATCTGACTTCTTTAGGTTCTGACCAAAGTGACGATTCCGTGATAGATGCAAACAGTTTTGCAAACATGATGTATCTCCTTAATAATTTTACTCAACGACTTCCGCCAACTAAATCAAACCTAGTACTCCTGATAAATTCACAGTGCTCTGGAGTCAGGAAATTTCTCTCAAAGAAAACCTCTAGTTGCCAAGTGTCTTTGTTGCATTTCAGCTTTCTTGATTCGCAGTTCCAGAAATCTATCTCAGCTAAATAAAACTGAATTTCGCATGGCTGAGAGGAAAGAGCTTTCTCTGCTTTTTTGCATCGATTAACAAAACGGTTTTGATACGATGCGGTGGTGAATTTAGGCTTGTACTCAATCAACGCTCGGCTATACACAACTCCACTTTCACTTGGGCGGACAATGTGAAAGCAGAAGTCGAAAACGTAGTCACCTACCTTTGACCATGCTGGTTCGTACTCAAGCCCTGCAGCGATATACCTCCTATCTCGCAATCGTGCTTCTAAGTAATAACTCAGAAACACAGCAAACATCGCTTCAGACTTCGACCTGTACGTAACCCCGCGATACTCAGTTGGAATTGCCCTCAACTGAGACTTATCTACGTGTGTAGACATAACCCTACCCTCCTAATAACAGAATCCTTAATCCTTGTCGCCTGACTACCAATCAAGGCGGAATGTTGGCGCGGTTGGTAGTACCGGGTCAAGGACCGGGCGCACAGAAAGTGCCCGCGCACAACACTCCATGTTGAACTCTGAAAGATTCCTAGACTTGCTGGACTACCAATCCCGCATCGTAAATTCTCGCATTTTAACCAGTCCTTGTCAATCATTTCCGCCTCCTGTGGTTTCCTAGCTACTCGTGCTCGATTTCCCAAGCCTCGGAAAAGTCCCTGTCCTTAAACATCTCAGCCAATCCGCTTATCTGCGTTAGCCGTAGCACCTCGTCTGCGTCCATACCAAGCTCTTTGCCGATCTTTTCATCGGACCAATTCCGACGCTTAAGTTCGACTACGATTTCAGACATAGAATCAACCTTGTGAGCCCCCCTAGCCCTGTTGTGTCTAATGGTCGCCGCCATTCGATCCGGCTTATCTGTTCTGTCGCTCTTAATTCGCACCACTGGCAAGTATCCGCGTACCCGTTCCTTGACTGGCTTGCTCTCCTTGCCGACCCTGTTCCTGTGGAATCCGTCAACTACTTCGCTACCTGCTGCCGTTGGCATTGTCACAATCGGCTGCGTGTAGCCATCTTGCAGAATGCTCAGTTCCAGCAGTTTCATTTCCGTTGGAGCTACGCTATTGGGGTTGTAGTCGTTGGCAAAAACGGTCGCATTCTTGACCCACAAAACGCAATCAACAGGTTCCTCCGCAAATGGGCTGACCTCGTGCAACGCTGCCCTTATGATGTTCAATGCCGAAACCTTGTCGGCCAATTTCATGCATGATATTTTCGCAATTAATGGAGCAATATCGGATTCGATTTGCTTCTCAAAAGCGTCGTCGCCGTCAAACAAATTAAGCTGGTTCATTGTTGTCCTCTTTGAATAAGTTCCACTCCGCCCTCTTTCGTCTCATCAACTGGAGATACTTGTCGTATGCACTGCTTTTGGTTGGGCTAAACCCAAGCGTTTTCAACCAGTAGTCGTTCTTCAAAAGTGCTTTGGCTATCCGTCTCCAAGATGGCACCAAGTCCCTGGCTTCAAGATCCTTGTCGGCTGCGTCTGGAATGCCATCCGGATAGCCTCTTTCGCGATACCATTGGATGTACTTAGCTAGTTTGTTCTTGTAGTGTTCCGCTGTTCTTGGTGGTATTGATCCAAGAAGAAAACGGCAGAACGATTCCCAGGTATGACCCGCAGGAAGCGACACGCTTCTGTTGCCTAAAATGTTGCCTGACTCCTCGCCGTACATTCGGCCTGTGTTGGCACCTGAAACGCGACACGACATTTTCGCCCACAGCTTAGGTTCAATGATTTGATACATCCATAAACCCCTGCGTTGCGTATCTCCAAACGGCTCGTCAATTCGCATCTGCGCGAGTGTCAACCCAGCCTTGTGCATCAGGTCGTAGAGCTTGTTGTAAGACTTCTGAAACTTGCCTAAGTACGTCCAATCATCTTCGACGGTCCAGTCGTAAATTGGGTAAATGTTCCAGCAGTTGTCAACCACGTTGGTTGTGTACTGCCTGCCCTCCAAACCGATCTTGTCCGTCCTAGCTAGGCTCCTGAATCGGTTAAGACTTTCCGCAGTTCTGATGCCAACAAAACACGCACAGTCTTTGCCTTGTGAGTACCATTTCGCAAATAGTGGCGTGAACTCCTCAAACATCATTCCGTCCCAATAGAACGGAAACTTGTTCTTGTCCGTGATCGACATTTCGTGCTTGTCTCGTACCCAAATGTCTTTCTTGGATTCCTCCCACGCTGTCCACTCTGGTTCGTGCATTGAACAGCCGTTCCATGTCTTGATTGGCAACGCGACCCAATACGGTTCAATGTTGTCTTTATACTCCTCGTACATCGCTGCAACATGGTCAACTGTCAGCGTAAATTGACATTCCCAATCAATGAATAGGCAACCGATTTTTCGCTTGCGTTTAACGGCTTCATCCATGACTAGATGCATCATCACCGTTGAGTCTTTGCCGCCTGAAAACGAAATGTAGATTCGCTCGAATCTGTCGAACGTCCACGCTATACGTTCTCTTGCTGCGTCAAGTACATTGACGCCAATAAACCGCTTATGCATGTTGCTTTTCCCACTCTCTTATGATCATGTCTGCTATCGTGTTTGCCGTATCTCTTTGTTCTTCAGTTAGCTGCCACCACGCGATGCGAACGGCGTCATCCCTAACGCCTGCTTCGATGCAACAGCACGCTCTACCTAGCCACGGTCGCCTATTCTTAGTCGCGTCGCTTAGGTTCTCAGATGCCGCGTGCTTCCACTCGTTAACGCAACGTCTCATTGACGATTCACACAGTTCAGAGTCGCCTAGAATCGCAACCGCTTTAGCAACGCTACTATCCAACTCATCTGGTTTAGTCTGCTTATACATTCCTGCCTTAAAATCTTCCCACATCCAGTACGGGAAAAAACGTTGCTCTTGTTGCCATAGCGTTAACTGCGTTAAAACCGTCACAAGTACACCTCCCCAATCTCATCCATAGTTTCGTTCTCCACTGCAATCGTCGTGTAACGCTTGCCCCGTTCAAACTCATCCGACCGTGCCACCTTTCGCAGCAACCGCCGCATCCTCGCGTTTTCCTTCGCCAGTTCGTCTTTCTTCCGCTGGTTCTTCGCCGCCCTGGACCGTGAGACTTGCAACTGTTGCCATAGGCATTTCACGCGCTCGTCGGTTGACTCGTTGGCGAATTGCTGAAGGTCGGTTAGGTTCATCACAGCCCCGCTAGTACGATGTTCACGCAAAGGTCACGGAATGATGAGCCAGTTGCTTCAATGCCACCCGCTGCGTTCAGTAGGTAAAAACCGTCCTTATCAAACGGCTGCTTGACTTGGTACCCTTTTCGCATCAACCGGTCCAGCGTGTCAAACACTGGATACATCTCGACTTGCTTTTCTTCGCTCACTTCTTCGCCTCTTGTTTCTTTCGGACGTGGTTCAGTACAACCAATACGCATTGAGCGGCAAGCATCGCACTGTCGCCTCTCAGTTGCTTTACTTGACCGCTTGCAACTAACGAGAACCAATTCTCAAACGATTCTCGGCTTTCGTTAAACTCTTTGTCATTTAGCAACGCCAACATCTTTTGCTCTAGTTCTTCCAATGTAGGTGTCGTGTCGCTCATAACATCTCCGCTGCCTTTCTTACTGCTTCCAATTCTTCCATCGTTCGTCATTCTCGTTCTTCGCCATTTCATGGACCGTCCTCGGCACGTTCGCGTAGCCGTGAATCCGACGCAGTTCTTGGTACGCCTGGAAGCGTGCCGTGGCGAATGGAACGCCTGCGTCGGTTTGCATGATGGCGACTCGCTCTAAGTACAGTTCCAGCAGGTTCATTGCTGGCTATCAATTGAAATCGCAAATGCAATCGCATTTTCTAACTGTTCTGCTATCGTGTCGTCTGGGCTCATAAACTCATTCGAGTCAATTACGTCTCCGGATGGATCGACTAAAGAAACTCCGGCATATCCGCCTTCCATGTCAATCGAAACCATCCAGTCCTCTGGCATCTTTTCCGCTGCGGATTTGATTGCTTTTACTAATCGTTCTGCGTTTTCCATATTCCTCATTTCCTTTCATGTGTAAAAATCGCCGGTCTTTCCCGGCTGTCATGCCTCACCCCGCGAAAGTGGAGAAAAACGGTTGAAGCCTGCACTGGATTTTTCCTACTGCGGCTCTCGGTGCCCGCCGCGTTTTCTCAATCAAACAACGTCGGCTGTTTAACCGTCGTTGACTTAGCCACGCTTAGCATGCCATCTGCCAGCGTCAATAGTCCCTTGCTTGCCAATGCCTCAAGCTCGCGTTGCCAATGCGTCGCGGTTGCTGTCGGCCAACCTGCACCCGCCTTGCCGAGTCGCTCCAATTCGCTAGCGGCCACGCTTAGCGGGAATGGACCACGGGCGGAGCGGATGAAGTCGATGAGGTCAGACTCCATGCAAATCGCTTTCCAAAATCTCGCAGTATTGCCAAAACGAAACATCTTGAGCTTCGCCGTCAATCCAATCTTGGTAAAAATCAAGTTCGTCCGGGCTTTCCCATGCCATCATCCACGGCCTTTCTCCTTGCACCCATCCGACCAACCAGCCATCTTCCCACTGCCCGTGAAATCCATCCCTAAACCGAGCCCGTAACGCCCCGCCGTTCTGGGCGTATTTGAGATGCTCGATTGACGCTTGGATGTAGCGTGTTGCTGTGCTCATTCTGCAACTCCTTTATTCTTGGCGAGTGTTTGCGGCTTAACTTCCGTAACCTTGAAATAATCAGCAGCGACTCCCATTCCGTCTTTCATGCTGTTGTACGTTTTCATAAGCGACAAGAACTGTGCTGGCGTTATCGAATCAAGCGAACGCTGAATACGCTCCTCGATCATCTTGCGGTCCACGCCAAACGTCTCAAACGCTTCCAGCATCTTCTTGATGCGTTCTGGTGTAAGCTCGACTGACTTGTGCAATGTCTCATCGCATTGAGCAACCGCCGCGTCTACCACGTCGCCTGGGATAATTCCAAGAATGCAAGCACGCATGCGTCTAGCTCCGACATTGGCAACCAGTTCGTAAATCTCGCGACTGTCCTTGATCGCGTAGCTGCCCTGCTTAGTGTCGCGTTTATGCTCTACCTGAAACAGCTTGCTACAACGAACGTTAGTTTCTAAATCGAGACAGTACGCTTCGACCGTTGACATTCCGTCGCGTTGCTCAATCTCGCGAATCCCGAAGTCAAGATTGCCCCATTCGCGTGCCATTGCTTCCGCTAGCCGAATCGATGGACCAGTTACTTCCGTCTTGCCTTTGGCGTAGCAATACAGTGCTTTTTCCGCTAGCGTCTTGCGTTGACATGCCACTAGGATTCGGTCCATAGCTTGACGCTGCGAACGCGGAAAACTTTTGGCAATCGCCATCTGACTTTGAATCGCCGCTATCTCGCGAGACTGAACCGCCGCTGTCATCGCCTGCGGTTGGCTGTCTTGATCGTCGTTGTAAATGTTTGCTATTGCTGTGCTCATTGTTGTGCCTTTTCCTTATCTTGAATAAACCACCACATTGACGTGATCGCCAGGTCACGATCAAAAACAAAATCCTCATCCTTCAAAATAACTCGCGACGAGATTCCGACTTCTGCTCGCGTGTCGTTGTGGAATTGGCAACGCAGTCGCTCGGTGTTATTCCCTGTTAAAACCATACCTGGTTCGCCGTCAACTGCCCTTCTAAGTGCAATCTTCATTGTTTTCCTGCATATCAAAATCGTTATCCGGTCGCCTTTTCTCCACTTCATTCTGTTAGCTAGGCTGTCACCAACATGCAAAACCAACCTGCGGTCCTTACCGGTTACTGAAAACATTGCCGCATACACTTCGCCCCTATACGACTTCTTGTCTTTGATTGCATATTGCCAATCAAAATCACTCTCAGCTTCTTGTTTAATAGGTCTATTTCTGGTCATCATTCCACCTCGTAAATATTGCTTCGATACCACCTTGGCAGCGTCAACGGGACGATGCCCTTTGAATACTCTGGCGTCCAGTCGTTATCTCTGGTTCGCCTATCCAACTCATCCAGCAAGAGATTGATTTCCTGCCGTCCTGCGTCCACGCTTGCCGCGTCTAGTTCATAAACCGCTGCGTTGTATGGTTCGCTTGTTTCGACTACCGCGAAAAGGAATCGGAACTCCTCGCCGTAGTGCTGTTCAATTGCGTGCTGATAGAACGCTTGCTGCCTGTGGTAGCCGTAACTAGCCACCGACTTGGCAAATCCCTCTGGCGTAGCGTCTGCGGTTGTCTTTAGGTCCACGCATAGCTTGTGTTTCGGTAGCAGCAAATCCGGCTTACAACGGCATGGCGTGCCCTGCCAATCGAAATCGATTCGCTTCTCGACTACTGCCCATTCGTCAATCATCGACATGCACTTTGCAAACTCAGCATGAGACAAAATCGCGTTTGCAATTAGCTCCGCTTCGTTGTGCTGCTCCTCGGCAACTACTTCGAAACAGTGTGCAGTCTTTTCGAACTCCGCATAAACTTCTTTACCTACCTTTGTTCGCCGGTCACACTTTGGCGCAATCGCGTAAATCTCTGGATAAAGATGCGGCTCCAACACCAACGTATGCACCATCGAACCGCGTAACATCGCTAGCGTAGCCTTTCCACGCTTGCCAAGCACGTACTCTTGATAGTACAGCTTTGGTGATTCTTTCAACCGCGATAGCTGGCTGTTGCTTATGCGGGAACGGTCGCTGTGGTAGTTCTCACTCATGCTTCACCTGCATCTCTAGCTCTATCCGCCTTGCATTCAGCAATAGCCTGCTCAACGTCTTTGTCTGGATAGTAGATGTAGTCAATCTTTCCATCTGCCATTGCATCAAACAGCTTCGCTAGGTTTCGCAATCGGATAGCAGCGTTACGGCAAAACTGCGGCATCTCCTCGCGAGTTACCGACTCGTCCATCGTGTCGCATGCTTCTTTGCGTGGCATGTAATTCAGTGCTCTCCAAGTGTCTTTGCTTCGTTGCCACATCTGCAAAGGACAGTTGTAAGCCCAGTAGATCCCGTTCCATTCGTCCGTTGGTTTTACTTCGTCACTCATGCGAACTCCTTCACGGTTTTCATCCTAGCCAGCTTCAACGCCCAGCCGTTTTCGCGTTCTTTGATCGCTGCCCATGTCAGGAAATCGATCTCCCACACCCAGACTTCCCAATCGAAATACTGCTCGCACAGTTGAAGCCTAACCGCGTATTCGGCTCGCTCCTGACTGTCGCTGATTTGCGTCATCGTGAATTGCACCGATTGACGAACGCCGTTGTCGAGTTGGCGTGCACAGCAGATCTTGTAGAAATAACGGTTCATGCTCCACCTGCTTTCTCTCTGGATATAACCCCAGCGATGGCAACCGCGAGACTGCAATCTTCAGCGTTAGCCTTGATCGCGTCGTAGATTTCCATTCGATGCACCGACACGTCTTTTGGTGCAGTGATTGCCAGGCGAACTCTGCCGCCCTTGATCGCTTTCACCTCGATAACGATGTTGTCACCAATGGCAATTTTTTCCGAAATTTTTCGCTGTAGGATTAAAATGATGTCACCTCTTCCTTGAAATTAAGACACGCAAATTCACCATGAATAACTATTGCAGCTTTGTCGTATGCTCTTGCTGCTTCTATCTCGCTATCAAAAACCCCTAGCTGTGTAGTAACGCCGTCGGAACAAATCGCTGCACGCCATTTTTTGCACGCCTTGGCAACGCCTTTGTATTTTGATTTACATCTTGGGTCTCTGCGTTTTCCTTTGTTTTTGCTTTGTCCCGACCTGTTGACCCATCTGCAATTATCGGGGCTATAACCTTTGTCGTTGTCAATCCGATCAATCTGCAAATCTTCCTGATAGCCGTTAGCGACAGACCATTCCATGAATACTTCAAACGACTTCCATTCTTCACACATGCATATGCCCCTAAGTGCATAATACTTTGCGTATTTAGCATTGCTCTCAGGCGAGCATCGGTGTTTTATGTTGCACCAAATCCTGTGTATTCGAGTGCTTGACATTCTGTGCCTTCCAAGCGTTGTTCTCCTCAGCACGGAAGAGCACTCTTTGCCGCAAGCTTTTTTGTTAGAGCTTGGCGGAGTGTTGAAAACGTTCTTACACACAACACATTCTCGCTTGTTCTTTCCTGGCACTGGCTTTAATAAATCCAATCCCTTCCTAGCTCTTGCAAGCACTGTTCCACGCTTTAACCCAAAGCGTTTGCACACCTCAGATACGGTCATTGAAATACCGTCCACCTCAACTATCCGTGCTTTCACTTCTTAACATCCTTAACCAATAGATTCCTAAAGCCCCAGCGTCAACGCGACGCTGAGGCGAAAACTCCCTGCCAAGGGAAATGCATCGGGACCGATTCGAACGGTCTGTCTTTCTACCAGGAGGGCAGACTTCGCCTTGTGCGTTTCCCACACGCCGCCGATGCTTGTTTTCGGGAGCGGTTCAACCGCATGCCTCGTGCACTCGTTCCGTCGAGTCCCCTTGTTTCTGCTGCCGGATCGCTCGGCAGCACGGTAGAAACGCTCTACCGTCTCGGTTCCGTTGTTTCGCTAGTTGGCTCGCTTAAATCCCCTGCCAACTCATCCATCTTTTGCAAGACACGGTTGTAAGCAACCGCCTTGCTCATCGCTCGCATTCTTGCTAGGTCGCTATCCCCAGGTCTGCCGGACGCTTGTGACTCATCTTGCATCTGCTTAAACAACCACGAACGCAGTTCATCCAATTGCTTTGCACTTAACATCACTTCCCCACTTCGTAAACGCTTACCATCTTCCCCGTCAGCTTGCACGCACGCCGACCAACGACGCGAATGATGTTGTTAGCTTGCAGGTCGCTAGCCCTGCGTCGTATAGAGCCAACCAGCCCGATGTTTCCACCCGCGACGAATACCGCGACTTCGTTAGCCGTTGCCTGACCGAGGATTCACAAACCGTCAAGAAACTGCTGGCATCGCATGGTTAGCTTTGCCGTTATTTCGATTGCGGATAGCTGGCTAGTTTCTGGATCGGAAGTGCGAGCAAGTTGAGATTCTGCGTAGTCGAATAGGTTCATGACAGATCAATCCTTTTCGCTCTATCCATTGCCTGTCGATGCAATGACTTGTCGTAATCACTATTTACTGGTAGCGACAACCGCCACTGCTCACCTAGTTGTAGGATATCGATTGACACGTGTCAAGTAGATTGAGAATCTTTTTTAGATTTTCGCCCAGGCTTTTGTTTCTCCCTTATTTTTTTCAGCTCTCGCGGGTGAATCAAAAGCAATCGCGGGTGGATTTTTTCCGTTTGCAGATTGTTTTCTTGGATTAATTGATGCATGCGTTGCCGAGTAACCGCCAATCGCTTCGCCGCTTCCGATATTGTTATTTTGCCTGCTAGGGTTGTTGCCATAGTCTTCAATTGTACACGTGTCAATAAGGGAATCAAGTCCGTTATCTCGACCCCTCGCATCGTCCAAGAAACCGCTACGTGCGATTTGGTTGACGCTTGGCGAAAAGCGAACCGCCCTGCTTGACCTGTGGCGGATGCCGCCATACGATACCTGCGACCACTTCGAAAACTCCCTGCCAAGTTTTGTTTTCGAAAAGGGTATCTATGATGGCAGAAGCCTTCGATAAAAACGCTTTTACGGTGTGCGCAAACACTGGCGTAGCTGCATTGATGGACAGGTCGCTACCGTTGGTTGGCATGCGATACATCTACCGTGGTTATCCATCGCGATGCACGAGTCTAACCGCGACTGCATTGCAAGATGGCGTGTTTCGCATCGATGCTAGGTTTGCACCTGATGAGCCTAGCGACGAATGGCTAATTGAACAGGCGATGAGGTGGGGACGATGACCACCGAATCTATCACGGCGATTGCCGACCAAATCGCTAAAGGCGTGGACGCTAAGCGTTGCGCGCATCGAATTGTTCGTGGCTATTTCTTATTCCTCTACGCTGTCGAAATTACCGTTGATGCCTTCGCTGTATCGGCGTCAATCGGCAGCATCTCATCCGAATACCTGGAACACATCGACAACCAAAAGCCTCGTGAGAAACGGCGGCTGATTCGCGAGAAAATACGCGTGTTGAGGGAGTATGTTAGGCAGGAACTAGGAGGGGATGACGATGATAACTAAGCCAGACTTAGAAACAATTTGCAAGCGAATCGGAAAACAAGTGGAACGCAGTTGGACGATACTTTACACGGTTTGCGACCGTCTGAACAAGCAACCGTTCGAAGGATCTCGCGAGAACTTTTACGCATCGTTCGGCAAGTACAGTAGCAACACGATGGCGGTCATGGTCGAAGCCCTGATGCGAAAGGGCGTCATAGTACCTCGCAAAGATGGGGCTGTGATCGTCGGTTACTATCTCGATGAAGATACCATCAAGAACATGTTAGCCGTCACCGGACCCGATCCAACGCGACACAAAACGAATAACATTCGCGGTAGTTGCGGACACATGGCAGTTGAACTTTATAACGGCGTGTGCTACGGTTGCCACGTCAGGGCGATGGTTAATCGGCAGAGAAAAGGGAAATGCAAAGTATGAGCGATAAACCGCATTCGCTAGTGATCGTCACTCGTGCAGGAATAAACGTGTTGACGTATGAGGATAAGCTAGCGGCAGAAATGGCATTCGATAATGTCGCCGACTGTTTGGCCGATGGTAACATGTTTCGGTTTCGGTCGGAACGACTCCTCATCCAATCGGACGGACTCCTGTCCATGCATGTTTGCGAGGGAACTGGACCCACTGAGGATCGCAACTGATTACAATACAATTTTCCCATTACCATTGGAGACTTTAATGAGCAAACTACTTAGCGGCCTCGGTATCGTGTTTTCCCTGCTTACGGCTGCGGTGTTTGGCGTGATTCTTAACGCTGCCGCAAATGCTACTGGACTGGCGAACGAACGATGGCAATTCTTCAGCGTTGGCGTCATCCTAGTGTGCATCGTCGTGTTCGGCATTAGTGCGTTTTTCTTTGCGAGACAGAAGTAGACGATTCCTTCTCCACGCTAGCCAGAAATGCACGCCGAGAAAAAACGCTGCGAGGATGTGGGGGATTGTGTCAAGCATGGGGATAGTTTTTAAGGAGCGACTGATATGCAGTTGATTGTCGAGTTAAACGTTGATAGCTGCTTTGAGCATTACGAAAAATGCGGCATGGACGGATACTGGAAGAAAATCGAGTTTGATTTGCTTCCGCCTGTGGGCACTAGGATTTGGGTAAAGCAAGGACCGCTATATCAAAATGGATGCTACGACGGTCTAATACAAGTAACTGGCTACGATTATCACGAAGATTACGAAATGACAACTGTACAGTGCGACTTAATTGATGAGTTTGATCTGGAAAACGCAGGGTGGACTTGCGGCAGCTATTTCTACATGAAACTCAATGGATTGGTTGAATAGACAGAAACGCCCACTAAATCCAACGCTTCGCCGCCACAACTTCGCTAGCCGCGTCAATCCATGTTGCTAGGTCGGTAATCGGATTCGCTTCGCACCACGCACGCCATTCCGTTAAACATCGACCACAGCGAATGTAAACCGCTGCCCACGTTTCTGCCGTGACGCTTGGCTGATTGCTGGCTAGCATCCACTCTCGCAGGTCCGCTAACGCTTGTGCACGCCAATCTGGTCTGTCTGGTGCTTCGAACTTAATAACGCTGTTACGCTCAATCACGCGGCCTTTGCGAGCCCGTTGCATCAGAGAGTCGATGTAGTCGAACGTCTGCTGGTTTACGCCACCGTCAGCGTTAGCGTCAACGGCAGGGTAAAGACTGTCGTGTCGGCGTTGTTGGTCCATCCTGGTTCGCACTCCCAATCTAGCGTGTATTCTGTTGCGGCATCAGGTGTATCTAGCGTTAACTCGATTGTCGCTGGCACGCTGTCGCAATCGTAGATCTCCGAAATGTAGAAAACAACGTTTTGTTGTAACCCGAAAGTCGGCTCGCATCCCGAATTATTTCCGTCGCAACAATTAACCTCGGTGCCCGTTGTGACCGTCGCCGAATCGCTAACATTCGTGCAGATTCCGCCAACAATCAATTCGCAGCCTGATTCTGTTACTGTCGTCGTCGTTGCACTTTCGCATGGGTCTGGTGGTGTCGGTGGTGTGTATGGATCGCAATCCAACAGCCACTCCGTTAGCGGATCTTCGCATGGTGCTAACGGCTCTGGAACTGTCAACGCTCCATCGTTGTAAACCGTCGTCGTTATCACTGTCGTTGTGTTGCAGAAGAAATCACGCCGACGATACCGACGTTGCAACGCGAATGCAGATTCCGCCAGCGATGCGATTGTGAAGCCAGTCTGAACTTCGAAATAGATACGATTGCCGCTCAGGTAGTGGACTGTCAAGCAAAAGTCAGCACCTACGCTGTAGTAGAATTTAACACGCACGCCATTGCGGGAACTGCTGTCCCAAATAACGTATTTTGGATAGGACGGATCGCACGTGCCTGTGAACGGATCGACTGCACAAGGCATGATGTTTATTGGGTCGTTCGGGTCGGTGCAATCCGAGCAAGTGCCACACTGAAGAAACGGCACATACGCGGTCCAGTCGCTTGCTATTGTCGCTTCACCGTCTATTTCGACGTTATCGAGTCGCTCGCAAACGCAACTAAACTTTGTGCAGTTCGTTTCGTTTAATGCGGAGAATGTTCCAGAAAACGACAATCCGAAAAACGGCTCAGCGATTGACCATGTTGTCAGTCCTGATTGCTCGGTGCATGCTTCGCACGCGGCACAGCAGCATTTACCGATTCGTGCCATTACTCGCAAATCTCCACGGCATACCAAACGCCCTCGCAACTCCAAGCCTTGATGTCTGCGCCATTTGGAATTGCTGTCGTGCTATCGTTGAACGCGGTATAAGTTCTGCTCGTGTCAGTTGTGAATCCGCCTGATGTTCGCTTGCGTCGGTAGAACGTGCCGCTTCCGCCGATAGCAAGAATGGAAGTCGTCACGCCACGGATTGACGAATAATCGAACGCAACCCGCAAACAGTTTTCCGTCACCATATCAGCACCTAGATTAACTAGCAATGCCCCTAGAGTGACCTGGAATGAATCTGTTTTCCATCCAAGCCTGTCGCCTACAGAATACGTTCCACCGTCGTGAATCACTCGATAAACTGGACCGTCTTGTGCTGTGCCACGTTCACCTACCGCAACCGCATACGGTCCATTGATTAGCATGGTTGTCTGGCATGCGTCGTAGTCGTATGGTCGCTTAACGTCGTGAAACGTCGTGGCCACATCTCGCACCGTTTTAACTTGCAACACGCCATACGGCGGAATCTCGTGCCCCGTATCGTTGTAGAAATGCGTTGGCTTGCGATTAAATTGCAGATCGTCAGGCGGACGCACGCCACGATCTTTGGCGTATGACATTGCCTGATCAAGGATAAACTCGGCATTGCGTTCGCTGAATCCGGCGATAGGTTCCATGCTATGCCTTCTGGACTCCCGTTGGGCTGAACAGTTGACGCAATAACGATGTTGTTGTCGCAACGCCTAGAATAATAACGTAGTCGTTTGTCACCAAATCGGCATACGGTGCTATCGCTCCCTTGGTCGCTGACACCACGTAGATTTGACCGACCGATAGCGTCGCCCCTAGGTTAACATCTTGCCCGTTACTTTTCGACACTGAGAAGTAGCCGTTGGTTGCGGCTGGGCTCATGGCAATTCCATGCGTTGACGTTGCCGCCGCTGCAACGTTTGCATCGGATTGATACCACTTGCCATCTGTGGAAAGCAAGTAAACTGGCATGCCCTGCGTTATGGACTCCCCGGCTTGGACTGTTTCTGTTCGCGTTGACGATCCGCCTAACGCGACTGACGCTGCGGTCTGGCTCAAATTAGCGATGGTACACCTCCTAGAAAAATCCGAGTGCGTTGTACGGTAGTGATCCGTAGAGTTTTGTTTCGTTCCAAATTACGTTGGCTGCGGTTGTCTGCTTGCCTGCTGCATCGAGATACTGCGGTGTTGATACTGGATAGCCGTTGTCATCCACGCATGGAACACGCTTACCGCCTGAATCCAACTGGTACATCCCCATGTTCGGCCATCGGTCGTACCATGACTTATCCGGCGTGGTGTTGTAAGGATAGCGAAATTGAAACACGCCTGTCACCTTGAAGTAGCCAAGATTCTCGTCGAGCACGTTTTGAGCTGACAGCTTCATGCACTTGCACGTCCCTGGCGGCCAACCTCGGAACGTGTCGCTATTGACTGATCGACGGTAGACTGCTTGCAGATAGCTGTTGAACGTCAAAAAGTTCCGCGTGACTGTCAGCACTTGATCGCTGAACAATGCCTTGCGACCTCGCACCCGTTCGCCTGCGGTTGTCGTTATTGGATTTCCGTCAAAATCCTCGTCAATCTCTTGCTCTGTCTCAACGTCATCTAACGAGAACTGCGGAGGGACTGCTAGCGGAGAATTGGCTGGATTGCTCGGATTGCTCGGATCAACCCCACCGACTTCACCGATATAGTTAACCGTTGCTATCCAGTAGATCGGAGAAATGCGTTGGAGTTGTGCTTTTTGGGCATAGCAATATGGGAAGCCTGGAAAAACTTGCCCCGCTCCTGGCAATCCACCCGTTAGATAGATTTCCACCTCGGTCGTATCTGGCGTTACCTGTATTTGGTACGCTTCCGTGAACGTAACATCAAGCCCCTTGAAATCCTCTTTGACTGTTGCATCGGATGCTTGCCGCGACCACATTTTGATGCCTGGAACTACGACTGGCATTATACACCCCCGCCTACTTTAACGAGTCGTACTTCGTTGGATGGTTTTTTGTCTCGCGTCAATGTCACCAAATCTGACAACGCTTTCGCGGCTTGCTCGTTCGCTTTCAATTGCGACTTGCTCAGGTCTACTAGCTTGCTTGTTTTATCCTCGGTAGGTCCGCGTGTAAGGAATCGCGATGACTGCACCTGCAACGGTTGATTCGCTGCGGTATCAAATGCCTTCTGTGCTTGCTCTTGCTGCGTCTTTCGTTCACGTTCCTTCTCAAGCTCGGATTGCATCATGGCAATGCGTTCGGCGTCCGCTTTGGCTAGGCCCTGCTTCTCTAGTCGGAATGCGTGGGCAGCCTCTTTACCGCGTTCCAATGCGACTCGTTCTTCTTCGAGCTTGGCTAGTTCGCTGCTTTTAAGTTCTTCGATTTTCTTTTGTGCGTTTAGTTGTTCTTCTGCTGCCTTTTTGCGTTCGTCGGCAAGTAGCTTTTCTTGCTCTTTAAGTTGATTCACTCGGTCGATCTCAGCAAGCAACATTGACGCTTCGCCAACGTCGGAACCGACAGCACCGGCTTGCTCGGCTTGGATGTTGCGTTGCTCGTCGCCTGTGGCTTTGAGAAGTCGCAATTGTTCGCGTAGTGACTCAACGTAGTTTTCGCTGGCGTCTAGCTTTGCGTTTTCGACTTGGATTGCAGCCCGTTCCTTTTCAACTCCTAACAATCGCTCTATCTGCTGCTGTTGCTCTTTAAGTTGCTCAAGTCGCTCTTTATCCTGGTCAAGCTGCAACTGTGCTTGTTCGGCAAACCCTTTTCGGTCGCCAGTTATTTGCCATGCTTCCGCCCATTCCTTGACAGCCTTTTCGCTTGACTTGACCTGAGAGGAAACGCCAGAAACGTTTTTCTTTAGGTCTGCCAATAGCCTTTCATACGCCTGCTGCTTTTGCTCAGGATCGCGAATTAGCTCAATGTCTGCTGTGGTGTCAGCAAAACGCATGTCTCGCATGCTTGCCGCTTGCTGCTCTAACTCGCGTGCTTTGTTCTTTGCGTTCTCAAGTTCTTCAGCCCAACGTTTAGTCTCGAAAATCCAGTCGCCTAGAAACTTACCAGCACTAACTGCAATTGCCGCAACCGCAGCGACTAATCCAGCCTTAAAAGCTAGTGCACCTGCTCCGCCTTTTTGCCCCGCTTCTGCGAATTGCTCTGACTTCTCGGACAGGTTTCCTAGCTGACCTGCAAAGTTGGCAATCTCGGATGAGCCTGTTAACCCTGCAATCGTTCCAATAAACTCGGTTGCGGTCTTTGTTGCTTTGCCTGCCGATTCGCCCTCTGGCATCTTGGCTTGCGGAATTGGCTTGTTCGCCTCTTTCCGTAACGCTTCCATTTCCTTAATTGCGAATCGCTGCCGTGCGATTGTTTTAGACGTTGTTTCGTCCAGCCCCTTCATCTGCAAGTCGTAAGCATAAAGAGCTTCTTCGCCCTCATGGAATGCAATTTCCAATCGCTTGATCGCTTGAGTTTCAGCATCGACCGTTTTCTGAAACTGCACAAATGACTTCTCAGCCTCGACCAGTTCTAGCGATGCTTCATTCTTGGCAGATATTAAAAGCTCAATTGATTGGTTAGCCATTTAGCAACATCTCCCTAACGCGAGACTCATCGGCTTTAAGAATGTTTACCGCATCAACGAACCACGCTGATTGATCCAATGCACCACCCGCGATTGGCATCACGCCTTTTTCGAACAGGTCTGCTAGTTGAACCACCTGGAACATATCGGAACATTCTTTGTTAGGGCACTCACTCAGTCTTATCAACCCCATCGCACACTCGTCGCATCCCTGTCCGTTGCACGATGGACACTCGATTTCCGCAAACTGGTAATCTGGATTGCATTTCTTGCTAGTGCAGTTTCGGCACAACGCACCCATGCGAATCATCGCCGCTACTCTGAGCTTTTTTTTTCCTCATGGCTCGGTCTGTTGTAGCCAATCTTTCGAATGACCTCCAACGCTTCCGCATGGCTTAAAACTGCGTCAATTGCTTCGCGACTGTATTCGATGCCGCCCATGTTTCTCCAACCGACTACGATCTCAGAAACAACGTCAACGAGAAAATCAAATCTCTCATTCACTGACTCGTTGCTTGTTGCATCGTAAAACCGGTCGTATGCGTCGCACAACTTGCGTTGACCTCGCATCGACTGCGTTTTGCACATGAATATTGGCCGCGTCTCTTTCGGCTTGTCGGCGTCCGAATCGAGCCATATTTCGAACGACTCCCCCGGCTCTAGTGACTTTGGCATGGTTAGCTAGCTGCTGTAAAAGTAATAGATGCTTCTTGGTCAATGGTTGATCCGTTTCGGTTACATTGCCATTCGATTTCGTCAATCGTGGTTCCGTTTCGGTCGCCTGGATTGATCGACACAATCTGAGCCTTTGGAGCTGCAATTGTGATCTTGCTGTTTGTTAATCCGTCCAAGTCCCATGTCAGTGCGTGTTCGCTCATGTCAAGCAGTTTGTTGTAACGATCCTGACCAGCGACTAGCTTCGTTAGCGGATTGGCTGTTACCGACACTCGACGATCTGTCACCATGAAATACTCGAAGCCTGAATCGTTGTCGGCACACTCGATTCCAGTAACCACGTTGCCGCTGTCCAGCGTGATGTTCTCTAGGCACAAGTCAACGCTGTTCCATTGCGTGACGCTGTTGGCAAAACGTAAAGGCAATGCCGTGGCGTAGGTTGGAGACAACATCGCAACGTCTGCCGTTGCTGACCAAATGCCGCTAAACGTAAAGTTAAAAACGGCAGATCGTCCAGTCGGGCATACTAGCGTGAATGTGCCTGCTGCCCCTGTCATCAACCAGCGAATACCATCGTTGTAGACTGCCATTGTCAGCGTCTTGACGTTACTCCCTGGCGATTCGGTGCGAGGGGTAAACACTTGGCTGGACTTTACCCAACCGCACGCTGGAAGAAACGTGTCTGCCCATGTCGGCTCAGTTGCGGTTCCATCCCAGGACGCATCAACTGAAAACGAAATAGTTCCCGATCTCGCACCTGGCACGCTTTGGTTGCGACCAAACGCTGCTGGTGCTTGTCGCTCCTCAAATGCAACGTTCTGTTGGAATGTGACGTTGTAACAATTGAATGTCGCATCTGCTGCCGCTAGTGTTTCCGCTGTTCCTGGCGTTGTTTCGATCTCAGCCGCGAGCAAAATCCGTTTTCGAAGTAATGTCATTTTTTGCCTCTCAGTTTTCCTTGTGCCTTAACGATTAGAAAACGCAATCGCTCGTTGATTTGTTTTGGTAGTTCTTCGTTTGCTGTTTGCAATGCAACCGCAGTAACGCCGCCCTTTTCGTAAACTTCGCCCGGTGCAGGTCCGTGCATGCGGATTATTGGTCCGCGTTGCTTTGTTGTTCGCTTGTAGACGTTACCGCCGTAACGCTCGACGATGAACGCATCACGCAGCAAGTCCTTGCGTTTAAACTTTGGATCTATCTTGTACGTGACGCCTTTATTTAGTTCCTTGGCTCCGAAATACTTCAGAGGTATCGGGTAGCCATACGCTAGGATGATCGTTGCCGAAGGCATGTCTGGATTCTTTGGTCGCTTGATGCGAACGGCTTTTTTGAGAATCTTGACTGGAACCTTTAGTGACTCTCGCAACTTACGTGCAGCCGCTAGCTTTACTTTGGCCGCTGTCTTTCCAATTGCTATCTGGATCTGCTTGTCCGCGTTTTCTCCCAAGTCTTTCAACGCTGCAACAACTTGATCGACCTGTGATTTGTTTAGCGTTACTCTCATCCACGCACCTCGTAAGCATCGCCCTCGGTGTGTCGGTAGGTAACGATCAACGGCAGATTGACTCCATCAATTGCACCGTCGCCAGTTATCGGTTCTTCGCTTTGCCACTCTGCCATGAATGCGTTGCTGTCGAATGTGTACCATTGGGCATCGTCACCAACGACAACGTTTTCCACGTCTGCCGCGAACATATGCACTAGCGTATCGATTGGCGTTTCGCTTTTCTCATCGTTTATCAAATGGCATCGAATGTTAAACGTGATCTGCTTTGCCAACGCTGGCGGATTGCCTGGGCAATCTAGCGATGGTACTCGGCTGTGATCTTGTTCAGTTAACACAATTTGCCTGTGACGTGGTGAATACGTTTCGATGCGTTTTGGTCTGATGACTTCCACAACTGGCGTGTTGTGAGTTGTCGAGTTAATAAGCAACCGCAGCCGCCTATACAACTCTCTTGCAATCTTTTCAACGACTGGAACTTGACCTAGCGACATTCGAGTTCAAGCATCCCTTCGTCGTGGTTTAAGAGTCGCAAGATAGTGCGTTCGCGGATAACGTCGCCCACACGATCCGCAAACGCTAATCTATCTCCGCCGATGTTGAGCTGTTCGCTTGTAATGCCCGTCGTTGCGTTGTTGGCAACGTGGACAAGAAACACCGGTGTATTGTTGTCGCCATCTTCGGGTAACACTTGAATCTGCTGACGTTCAACGACTACGCTTACTGTGCGTTCGCCACCCGTTAACGGATAGTAAACCGCAGTTTCAGCGAAGTCGTTTGTGTTGCAGAAAACGCTAACGCCATCTGCAATGATTACGTCGTGCAGACTCATGGTTATCGCTTGCAGGTGACTTTAACGTAGTCAATCACAACGCCATTGACGTTGGTGTTGGCTGCTTTTTGCAACTGAACAATCGGCTGCAATCCAGAGCTGTAACCGCTCATATTGAATGTCTGCGACTGAGCAACGTGAATCCCGTCGATGTAAAATTTGACATCTGACTTGCCGCCAGTGAAGTCAATCACAAATCGCTTGAACGAAGTGCTTAGCGTCTGACCGCTGGAAACATCGTCAACGTCTCGGACTCCGTCGTCTGTCTCGCAGTAAACCAAGGTTGTACTGTTCGCGCCAACCATCTTGAACCATGCGTTAGCTGCAACGCTGTCAGTAGTGTCGCTTCGAGCAGAGCCCAAACCGAAAACCAATTCGGTTCCAGTGGTCAACGTCACATCTAGGCGAACTCGCATTTCGATGCGTTGAATGTCATCGATGTCAAAATCGAGAGCATCACCAAACGCTAGGCAAACGTTTTCGATTTCGTTTGTCGATGCCAACTTGAGAATCGCAACGCTTGTGCCTTTGGTGTAAGTCGGCGTGCCTGAGGATGAAGTGTCAACAGCAAGCCACGGTGTTGCGGGATCTGCTGACGCTGGGAACGTCGCAACGGTCCCGTTAAAATCGTCGCAGAACTCCTGAAAATCTTGAATACCAGCCATCGTATTTGTTCCTTGTCGGGAAGTTTGTTTTTGTGTTGAACAAGCTCAGCCACCGATGCGACTGAGCTATTGGTTGTCAGTTATTTGATTAGGTTCCAAAGGCGTAGAGTCCACGCCAATCGATTGCCTTGGTTCCGAATGTTTGACGGACCTTGTACTTGTAGGTGTCGTTATCGAATTCCCATTCATCTTCGAGGACTGGGGATTCTTCACCTTGCAAGAACGTGACTTCAACGGTATCGATTTGGCTTGGATCTGCTGCCAAGTACCATCGAGTTGTGCTGTTCAAGTCAAGCTGCGGTTCTGCAATCACAGTTAGCGGACGAGAGCCACCAGGACCGTAGATGTTCTTAACGCCTTCGTTGTTGTTCGCTGCGTTGTAGCTGACCGAGCTTACGAGTTCTTCTGCGGTTGCGGATAGAGTCGCTGGCACAATTAGGTAACGTGGAACAATGTTCAGAATCGCATCACTGGACAAGCCAGTCTGACGCATCATCGCAACGAATGCGGTGTTAAGATTGGTGACGGTTGGGTTTCCGCTTGACCCACTCAAGTTGCTGTGAGACGCATTGAACAAAGCAATACTGTCAGCCATCGCTGCGTTAGCAGTTAGGACCGCGTACACTTCCTTGTTGACCTTGCGTCGGCATGCGTTGCCGTGCATCGCTGGAACGCGACTGATAGCGTCCAAGTCATCGTTTACAACTGTTTCCCAGGAAACGGTAAACAGTGCACCGTACTTCTCAACCTTGTACGATTCTTTCGAATCGCTCATTGCCTTCTCTTTGTAGTCGGCTTTCTCAGGGACCATCTCTGGATCTGGCGACTCACTAAATCGAATGCGGTTGATGTTCTTGAAGTCGGCAACGCTTGGAGCTTGTCGAGCCCACATGGACCAACTGAATTCTGCTTCCTCGTATGCTGCCAGCAATGTCTTATTGGCTGCATCAAACAGCAAGTTGGCAAAGCTGCCAGTCGTGTGATAAGCACGTTCAACTCGGTGTTGTTGCATCAATCGGCGATTGCCCATTGCGAGCTTAGCAACGTTGGTTGCACTCATTGTATCGGTGTTGACGCCCATCGAGCGACAAACCAATTCAGCAATCCGACCCATGCTAATATGCTGGAAATCGTCCGCGTCTTTGTTGTCAATGTTGATCTTGCGAATGCGAGCAGACTTCAGCGAACGCTTAACGAGTCCGTCTCGCATCGCGTTAAACTGTCGCTCTTGCCCGTCGCCAGTAACTCGAACGTCGGCACCAACCGACGATCCAATTGGTTCTGTTGCCATACGTTCAATAATCCTCTTGCGTGCATCACTTACCGAAACTCCGCTGCTGCATAACTCGTCCTCGAATGCACGCTCAACGCGAGCGAGTTTGCAGGCGGCTTTGATTTCTTTTAGTCGTGTTCGCTCAGCGTTAACCGAACGCTGAACTTCTTCTTCGACCATTGAGCGAGCAACCATTTCTTCTGCTGGCTTCGCTGATTCCATGTTCATCACTGGTTCAACAGGTGCAGCAACTGGTTCCGCTGCCATGTTTTCGACAACTGGCGGTTGCTCTGGCATCATGTTGGCAACCATCCATTCAAGGATCGCTGCTGGGTCGGTCATACCTTCGGGCAGACCTTTTTCTTTTAACTTAGCGAGTACCGCTTCGTTCATTCTTTTGACTCCTCTATCCAGGTCTGTATATGACCTAACAACCCTCGAATTTACGTCTGCACCCGTTGCGCAAACGCTCGCGTTGAGCACGTACCAGCTTTTATGGATAAGTGCTGGCCCTTCGATCAGTTCGCCGCGTTCAGTCGTGTATGACTGCCCTGGCTTGATGTAGTAGCTTTCCACGGGATCGGCGGTGATTGAGAAGTCGGTGATATGCCCTTCTGCTATCCGCTGCGATACTGTTTGCGATTCGTTGTCAGATGCGAACGATGGAGCACCAAACATCTCGCCATTGATGGCATCGATCTGGATGTTCCGGACTGACCCGAATATGTTTCTGACTGTGCTGTCGTCGTGACTATCTACGATTGGCACTTGGTTCCGACCGTTGCGGAATATCGCACCACTCATCAGCAACACTTCGCGAACTACCTGCCCGGTTTCCTCGTCGTATTTATCAACGGGCGTTTCTGTAGCAATAACGACTTTGCTTGGCTCGATAACCGTCGCCATTCGCATAATCGTTCCGCACTTGGTCGATTGGATCGCGTCTTTTCGATCTAGCTCTTTGCGTCGCTTAACTAGCTGATGCTTGTTCACGCTGTCACCTCACCTGGCTCGACGTTATCAACCGATCCGTCTCTGGCATCATCGATGAGACTGTTGGCAAACTGTTCTGGAACGCCTAGCATCGCCAATTCAGTGCGTGCAAATGTTTCGGTAGACTTGCCTTCAATGAAGTCCTTTTGCACGTCTCGAACTGCCTTGCGAATGTTTAACCAGTCGCGTCGCTTCATGCCCATAAACTCGCCACCGACCGACTCAACTAATTCGCCCTCAGCACTTGCGTTGACTTCATCAACTGGACCGATAGCCCCGGTCTGAGCCGCCATCATTTGGGCGGTACGTTCCGACTCCGTGAGCAACCCTAGCTTTTTGCGTAGCCGATCCTCTTTCATGCGCTGGTAGTAAACCGCACGATAGGACATGCCGCGAGCACCGCAAACACGCTGGGCAGTATCGGTAAACGAATTGATTGCTGCCTCCGATGCTGATTGCTCCGACATAGGATCGACCCACTCCTGCTCTGGCAGTTGCCACTCGACTGGCGTTACTCCGCGTCGATCTTCAAGCAGTTCTGTTTCCGTTGGGAATCCATCGACCTCAGCAAATGCTGCTGCATCGCAAAACGCATCCCAAACCGGTTGACACATATGCCACTTGATGTAGTTCTGGTCTCGCTTGTATCGCGGACGATCTTCTAGTTTGCTAGTGCGAGAACTGCTGTAGCTAGTCTTGGAAAAGTCCTTGGCAATCGCTTCGTAGTTCGTTCCCGTGCCTGCGGCTGACCCGCGTAGCATCAGGTTAATCCACGGTTCGCTTTGCGATGCTGGTCTAGCTGGATCGACAACTGAAATATCCTCATCAGGTCGAATGCGAGCGACCAAGCCGGGCTCTAGTTGCTCAAGCATATTGCCGTTGGAGTCAACCGAGCTTTCACCCTGCGGAAACTGTAGCGAGCCGCCAGGGGTATTGGTCTTGATGACCACGCCGAAACAACTCGCGATAGCTGACGATGCTAGTTCGTTTTCGATGTAAGTTCCCAGATCTCGCAACGTTGACATGACTGGAGCAAGCCAACTGACGCCACGTGACTGCCCCACACGGTCTTTGCGGAATAAGTGGAGAATCTCGCGTGCAGGAACTCGCTCAGGTATTTGCTGACCGAATGAATACGGGCTACTCGGATGCTGCGGGTAAATCCAGTACGCGACTGGCTTGCCTTTGTCATCGAGTTCAACACCGCGAACGACTTTGTTGTTGCCGTGGATTCCGCCAGACTTGTACGTATCTCGCTCTAGTGCGAGACGATCCGCTTCGATGATTTCCAACGCCAGTGGAACAGGTCGCGAAATACCTTTGTATTCTTTGCCGTTGGTCCGAATAATTCGGATAAGCACTTCACCCGCTTCGACCATTTCCCGCATTGCGAGAATCTGCATCTCGTAAAAGTTCAGTTGCCCGTTCACGTCAGCAACTTCGCACCACTCTGAAAACACCTTGTCGCGTTGGTCGTTGATATCTTCCTGGTCGTTTCCGTCTTTATCTTCTAGAACGGACTGAGCGGTAATGCCTGAGCCGACCACGTTCGATACGATGGTGTCAACGATGTTCCACGCATAGCAGTTATCGCGAACCATCGACCGAGCCCACGCACGCATGGCGTCAGCTCCGAACGGTCCCATCAGCTCTTGGTCTGCCGCTAGATTGCGAGGTTTCTTGTTTGCGTTTAGTCGGCTGGATTCCGCCCCGGCATAGCTACGCATTAGTTTGCGAGCTTGTGCCCTGCGGATTCCGCGTTCTGGCGAGAAGTAGCCAATGAGCTTATCCAGGACGTTCATCGTGCACGCCCCATCTTTCCTAGCGTAAACATGCCGCCTTGAGAACGTGCGACTTCCGCTTGTAGCATTCGACGTTCATCGAATAGCTTAGCTAGATCCAGCTTAGTGACTGACCGCGACCCAATAGAGTACGATTGCACGTTGCCAGTTAGCAACTGCTCGATAGCTGTCTCGACTTGCGATAGTAGATTGGATGCATCTAATGCCATGAACTAAGCATGGCATCGCATTCAGCAAGTTGAAGTGTGTGAGAATCGAAGATACTAGCTGGGTAGTAAATCATCCTCGCTGTTTCCAAGTGTGCCCACAATACCCGCATTTAACATACCGAATAGAACCGACCGTGCAATACACTCGGCTGTAATCCTTGTCTTTTGGTCGCATTGCTTCGCAGCACTTGCATTGATTCGGCACGAACTTAACGCGAGCAACTGGCTCGGATTCTTTCACCGGTTCTGGTGTTCGGATCTGTGCTTGCCGACGTTGCTTTCGATTGATCGCTGGTGCGTTCATCTTATCTCCTCCTTGGTATCCAGCCGCCTGGACGTGTTCTGAATCGGTTGGCTTGTCCATGTTGTTGTGGCCTCCTGACTTGTGACTGCTTCTCCGCTGCTGGATTCGTTTGACGTGCGACAATCTCCGCTTCGCTCGACGATAGCAACTTGACGCCGTAGACTTCTGCCGCTGCCGCTGCCATGTAGGTAGCATCTAACCAGTGGTTGTCGTCGCGACGTTTGTTCCAGTATTGCTTACTGCCCTTGCCCTCGACGAACTCGCTAACGTACTCCTCTGCACAAATATGCTCGGCATACATCGTGTGCTTCTTCTCGGTGTGATAAAGCGACAACGCACCACGCCGCAGCATGTTATTCTCATCAAACGTGGAAGTCATAAACCGCTCATGGATGAACTGCTTCCAGTAGTCGGTGTCAAGTTCGTACAACGCAACTTTGTGAGCTGGCAGATACTCGCAGTGCAAGTTATCGCCAACGAATAGACGGTTGGTGTCAGCCTTCTTTTTCTTGTAGTTTGCGATGCCCTTCGACGGAAAGAACGGTCGCCCAACGTCAATACAGAACTTGTAGGCACAATTCGTAAACGCTCCGCTGTCAACAAAACACAGATCGACCTTACGAACAATGCCGCTAGCGTCCGTGTAGTTCGTTTGTAGGATCTGCTCCCGCCAATCCAACAATGCGTCGAAGATATGCGGTTCTGCTGCGTAATGGTCCTGCGTATTGTCAGTGCCTAAAACCTGTTTTGCTCCATAGTCAACCACGCAACCGCCAGCCCCCTGCCACCATGCGACAACAGCCCAATGGCAGTAATACTTACCCAAGTCAATCGCCGCTGTCAGAGTAACTGTATTAGCCGGTAACTGACGTTTCGCAAGTCCGTTGAGACGACTCGAAACGACTTGCACCGTAAGGCCAATGCCTTTGGCGGAAGCGTCCTCTGGCGGATCGTTGTCGATTTCCGTGGCGACCGCTTTAGGTCCGTATTTCGCAACCCTGACATAGTAGCTATGGATCGCTGACAACTCCATCGGTTCGCCATCGGAATGAACTTTCTTCGAGTAGCTGTAGGGATTACTAATCTGGCAATCGTGCTCAATCTCGTTTTGGTTCAACTTCCAGAATCTATATGCTTCTCTTGCATCAATGTCATTGTCTTTGCGGTTCTTCCACATATCAATGAACTGATCGACTAAATCGGTTCTGCTTGGTGGCTTAATCATCTTGCGATAACGGCGACCCCTCCAACTTGGCTTCTGCGTTGGATCGGTGTACTTGTACGCTAGGCATTTGCGGTTCTGAATCGTGCACAGAAACACGCGGGAAATAGGCTCGGCACTAGATCCGAGACCGCCGATATCCTCCTCGATAACAGACTCGTTTTTCTCAATCAACGTGTCCGACCTTGCCGCTTCTTTATCCTCAATATCATCAATGATTGCGACGGTCGGTCGTTCGTCTCGAAACGTCGTTCCTCGAATAGGACCGTCAATTCCCATGCACGCGAAGATTTGCCCATTGCTCAACAGTTCTACTTCACCACTCCATTCAAGCTGGTACGGCTCAATAGTTGGGAATATCAAGTGATCTGGCGCAATCTCGATCTGCGTGAAAACACCTGCGACGGTCTGCAATCTACACCGACTCGACCAACCACCGATAGCCTTGAACGGATAGCCAATCTCTGGGAAGTCATCGATAAACTGCTGATTCTGTTGCAACTTCTCGCGGATCGTTTTCAAGTCTTTTTCAGCCTTGGATTGCGACTTGCCAATTACAATCGGAAAACGACTAATGCCTTTGATTGCGAGCCTCAAGCCCTGGTACAAAACTAACCGCGTTTTGCCTTCACCACGTGGACCCGCAATAGCTTGGTCGCCACCGTACAACGCTGCGTTCTCAATAGACTGCAACATATCGCGTCTATCCTCGGTAAACGGTTCGCTGAACACGTTGCCAAAGTAGTGCTGTAGAAAAAACTCTGCATCGTCTAACGCACGCAATCGGTTTGCGATGTTCTTTGGTGCAGGTATCTTTAGGTCTCGATCTCTAGCACGCTTTGCCGCCATGTACTCGCGTGATGCGTTCCGCTCATCATCTTTGCTGCTCAATAGTGATGATGCCGTTTTCGGATGCGAGCTTAGCAAGCTCGTTAGCTGGTGCACGTCTAGCGAGTTCAAGAAGTCGTAGCTTGTGCTCATTGTCCTTTGCTTCTCGCTTCATCTCTAGTTCGTCGCGTTTCACATTGATTGCGTCCATAGCAGCAAAAACCTTCGCCGCCTCTAACGTCAATTCTGGATCTCGCAACGCAAGAATAGCCGCCAGTTCGGATACTACTCGATCTCTTGGTACATCCCATTTTTCTCTCACGGCTCGACCTAATAATCTGACGTTTTGCTTTGGTGTGATAGACCGCCCCCTACCCCAACGAAAACCAACCTAACCCCAACTTTCTGCAACGAAATCGAGCGTTTTTGCCGCCGTACTGCCCATTCGGGGGGGTACAGGGACCCACCCGAATGGGGGGGTGTCATGAGTTCCATTTGATGATCTTCTTGCACCATTCAATCAGTTCTTCATTGCTCAACGTCCCTTTCATTCGATTAACTTCCTTGTGCAGTATCTGAAGGTTCTCGACTTCGTGACCGCCGCCTTTGCTTACTGCAATGACGTGATCTAAAGCACAGGTGTCTGGCTCAATTGGCTCGCCTGAAACAGCACATCGATAATCTTGTGTTTCGACTAACTCGAGCAATTCTGTACGTGTTGCCGCCTTCTTAGACCGTCCACCCAACGTCTTGCTTTGATTTGCCATAATGTTTCCTCCTTGCGTAAACAACCAATCATTCTTTTTGCTGCTTGTTGCCAATCCGTTATTTCACATTCTCGCCTATGCCCAGTCTGCCTAGCCACAAAGGTTGAATTCCCTCTGTCCCTGAACGCCCACTTGTGCCATTTTGATTTGTATTGCTTCGTAACCTGTGGCCGTCGTAAATGCCACGCTTGATATTTCAGCACATCAACTATCTCGATTCCTATCTTGGCTTTTTCTGCCACTCTACATTTAAGACATCGACCTTTAAGGTGAGGAGGAAAATCATTTCCATACCCGTAATGCCCGCACTCGCATGTTTTATACTTGCGATTCCCTTGGCATCTGCAACCGCATGCTTTTTTAGAATAATGCGATTGAGACTCGGATAGCGTAAACGGACCGCACTGCTTGCAAATAATGGTTATTGGCTCATCTGAACCGTTCCAGATCGTTTCCGAATAGTCGTAACGATCTCCATGAATCTCTATTGCACGCTCAATAAACAGTGCTGTAGTATTTACTTTAGCCATGACGTTCCTAGCCGAACTGAATGGTGAGACAGCTTGCACGATTCCAGTCGTGCAGGCTGTCGCTATTTTAGCATTTAAGTTGCATTGAGCAAATGCAATCACACCTTGCTCCTCAGTCTCAGCCTTTGATCCTTTGGATTAATCACAACCGTTACTTCGCGGCTGTTGCTGCTGTCGATGATCTCAACGCCATACTCATAAAGCCCTGCTTCAAGCGTGCCCCAATCGGTATTGGTAATGTCAACGCTTAGCGTCCATTTTGGATCGGTTCCATCTGAAACTGTGCCTGTCCAGAAGTCCGTAACGTCATCCTTACGCACCCAGAACTTGCAACTTGCGTTAGCTAACGACATGCCGCTAATTTCGGTCACGCTCCAAGTCAACGCCCTACCGTTCGCCGCTAGATAATCATCCCCTAGAATCAACTCGGTTATCACCCCTGCTTCGCTGACCGGTGCAGTAACCGTTACGTTTCCGACTGTGATGAGCGATGTGGAATCAACAATGTCTGCTAATAGCCTTCCAGCCTGATCGCCTGTGTACGCCCCTGGCAATGTCGTTGACCACGGATCTCCTGCCCCGCCCGATGCGTTTAACGCTGCTCCTGTCGTTCCTGCTGTGAGGTGT